CCCACATGCGAGTGGATTCCAATTGATAACATTTTGCTGCCGTACGCAACGACAAACTTTTACTCGTCGCCGCGGTTTACAGAGCAGCAAGACATTACGGAAGATATTTTCCAGCAGCGCATTGAGCAGGGACTGTACCGCGACATTGGTTCAATCATAGCGTCTGAGATACCGCAAGACCATCAAACGTCTTCGGAAAAAGCAAACGACAAAATTGAAGGCAAGAGCACGCCAACGAAGAATATTGACGGCGTTCGTCGTGTGTATGAGATCACTTGCTTTTTGCGTTTGCCAGACGATCCAGAAACAAACGGCGCACGAGCTCCCTACATTTTAACAATTGATGAGGACAGCGACAAGGTTCTGTCTTTGTATCGCAACTGGGAATACGGCGATGAAAAGCTTTCGAAGCTCCATTGGGTGGTTGAGTTTAAGTTTATTCCTTGGCGCGGCGCTTATGCCATTGGCTTACCTCACCTCATTGGTGGGCTTAGTGCTGCTCTTACTGGCGCTTTACGTGCCCTACTTGATGCAGCGCACATTAACAACAGCCAAACAATGCTTAAGCTCAAAGGAGGAAGAATCTCCGGACAGAGCGACAGAATTGAACCAACACAGGTTCTAGAAATCGAAGGTGCCCCTGGTGTGGACGACGTCCGCAAGTTGGCTATGCCGTTGCCGTTCAATCCGCCGTCAAGTGTTCTGTATAATCTTCTTGGTTGGTTGACTGACGCAGCAAAAGGCGTTGTTACGACGGCCGAAGAAAAGATCGGCGACGCAAACGCCAACACACCTGTGGGCACCACCCAGGCATTGATCGAGCAAGGCGCAAAGGTATTCTCAAGCATCCACGCTCGTTTACATCGTTCGCAGGCTAAATCATTAAGCATCCTCTCCCGTATCAATAACTGGTACCTGGAGGAGATGGACAACGAATCTGGAACAGAGATTGAAGTTCGAGACTTTGCGTCGAATAATGACATTCGACCGGTATCTGACCCCAACATTTTCTCTGAGACCCAGCGTCTAGCACAGGCACAGGCCGTCTTACAGATGGCAAACGCTGCGCCACAGCTATACGACCTCCGCGCTGCCCACCGGCGTGTTTTGAAGCAGTTAAAAGTTCCTGCAATTAATGAGATATTGCCAGATCCGGATGGAATCAAGGAAGCAAATCCTGCCCTGGAGAACGTAGCAATGTCCATGGGTCGCCCCGCGGCGGCCTACCCGGACCAGGACCATTTAGCGCACATCAAGGTTCACTTGGCGTATGCTCAAGACCCCAACTATGGTGGCAGCCCCCTCATCGGCCCGACATTTGCGCCGCATGCCTTGGAGCACATCAAGCAACACTTGACGCTGCACTATCTCCAATCCATGCGCGCGTACGTGGCAGAGGCTACAGGCGGTCAGGATACGCTGGGTCTGCACGAAGAAAAGCCGCTGTCCCTCGAAGATCAGAAGGCGCTGTCCTTGGCGGCCGAGATGGTCTCCATGGATGCGCAGACGACGTTCCAAAATGCTCAGCCAATGATCCAGCAGCTTGCTCAGAAGGTTCAGCAGGCGCAGCAGGCCAAGATGGAACAGATGGCCTCCAACGATCCTACGGCGCAGGCATTGCTCAAGACCCAGATGGCAGAGACCCAGCGCAAGGCGCAGGAAGCTCAAGCCAAGCTGCAACAAGAGATGGCAAAGCACCAGCAAGACTACCAATTGAAGGTAGCAGAGCTGGAGCAAAAGGTACAAGAGCTGGTTGCCAAGTACCAGACGCAAAGCCAGATCGACAGCCAGAAAAACGCAACCAACATCGTCACGGCCAACATCAACAACGCCTCCAAGGAGCGTGTGGCCGGGATGCAGGTTGGGGCCCAGATGGACACATTGCAGTCACAGCTGGCCCAAGAGCAGGCCATGTCGGCAATCGACGCAATCAACACCGCCGACGAAGACATCCGGCAGCACGGAATTGCGATCGAGCAGGCAGTGTTCAACCAACAAGCACAGGCCGTGCAGCAGGCCCTGGAAGCTGAAAACCAAGCCGCGCTGCAGGCACAACAACCACCACAGGGAGCAATTTAATGGCTAACGACAACCAACTCAAGGGCTTTCGCCAGACCTACCAAGAGACGGGCTCGCCCGGCTACGGCGGCGGCAATGGCCCCACCAACATCGACCCGGGCACATCCGGATCACACCGCGACAACAACTGGAAGCGCGGCGCAGCCCAGGCCAAGATGAAGAACGCAGACAAAGTTGGACCTTACAGCAACGTGAAGGATCAATTCGGTCCTAAGTACTAGGGCGGTTTTGGTATAAGTCTTGCATAGGTGGGAACATGCGAGACTTTACGTCCGAAATTATGCGTCGCGTAAGCGACGAGATAAGATTGATTGATTCCTCCCTGACGACCGGGAAAGGGGTCAACAACATGGAGCGCTACCAGAGGCTCCTTGGCGAGCGAGAAGGCTTGCAAAAATGCTTAAACGTTATTGACGACATACTGACTGAAAACGACGAGGCTGAATAGCCTGAGAAAGGAGTGCCGAATTGGCATTTGATCTGGTAAAAAAGGAGGAGCCAGACCTCCGAACGGAAACGGAATGTTTTCCGGAGCTTGACCCTGGCATAGAAGTTGCAGGCGACCGTGTTTTGGTTCAGCTGCGACGCGAGAAAACAACGAGCAAGGGCGGCATCATCCTGGTTGACGAGACCAAGGCAACCCTCAGATTTAACGAGACTGTTGCTAAGGTCAAGCAGGTAGGACCCCTGGCGTACAAGAGCCCCGATACACTGGAGCCTTGGCCCGAGGGACCGTGGTGCAAAGTAGGCGACCTAGTTCGGACCATCAAGTACGGCGGCGATCGGTTTGTTGTTAGCCCTGGAGATGATGGAGCCCCGGTGGTGTTTATTACCATCCAGGCGCGCGAGATCATATCGCGTATCCGAAGCTTTGAGGACGCACAGCGCATGAAGGCGTTCGTTGATTAAACTTTGTAGAAAGTGAAAAATGGCAGAAAAAGAAGAGAAGTTGCTTCCGATCAGGGAGCAAGACGACGGAACGGTCCTGGTAGCCGTCGAAGCGGAGAAAGATCCGTTTGAAGATCAGGAAAAAGATGAGAAGGCGTCCGACACTGGATCTGATTCCAACGGTTCTGGTGACGATCACGACGACGATGCCGAATCAGCAATGGAAGCTGATGACGGGGCCGGGAACTCAGATGGCGAGACTGACGAAGACCGCGAAAAAATTCGCGAAGCTCGTCGAGAAGAGCGCAGGCTAAAGAAGGACCTGGCAAAGCAGCGCGAGGCGTCTGCTAAGCACAAGATAAGCGCCCTTGAGCGCAGGAATGAAGAGCTGGCCAGGAGGCTGGCAGCCGTGGAAAGCGCGGCAACCTCGTTCCAGTTTGCTCAGGTGGACAAAGCAATCGACGACGAGTCAACTCGTGTTGAATACGCCAAGATGAAGTTGTTGCAGGCATCGCAGGCAGGCAACGCCGAGGAGCAGGTTGAGTACCTCGAGCAGTTGCAGGAGGCAAAACTGCGCCTCAATCAGATGCAGGCCTACAAAAAGCAACAGGTCGAGCAGGTAAGGAGACCACGTCAAAATGTGCCAAACGAAGTATCTCGTGCGGTGCAAGAAAACGCAGAGTCCTGGCTTGCAAAGAACAAATGGTATGACCCGCAGGCGCGCGATACAGACAGCCGCATTGCCAAGGTCATAGACAATGAAATGGCGTCAGAAGGTTGGGATCCATCAGACCCGGAATATTGGGACGAATTGGATAACCGTCTGACAGCTCGTTTGCCACATCGTTACGCGGCAAAAAGTGGTGGTAGCGCATCAAAGTCACGGCCAAACCCAACGGCATCAAGCCGAGCGGCAAATCCGTCAGCGGTACCATCGAACGCAATTAAGCTCTCACCAGAGCGCGTTCGGGCGATCAAGGATGCAGGAGCGTGGGACGACCCCGCGTCACGCAACCGGATGATCAAGGCTTACATGGCGTACGATAAACAGAATAGGAACTAATCATGGCAAACA